TATCTGATATGCCAAGATTAAGACATCAATTAAATTATGGTGTAGAAGATTCTAATGAGCTTATGCGTACATATACAACCCATTATAATAGATTTAAATTACCTATGGTTGGTGATGCATTAAGAAGTAGATTCTCCCATGTATTTTTTGTAAGACCTGATCTTAATATATTAGAGAGAGGTGGTAGTGGTTTTGTACTACCAGAACACATTAAAGATGATCCAAATTATGTATACTCATATAATCATGATATTGAAATGATGAGAGAATTAGTATCAGATGCTGGATATGATCATGATTTCTCTATGTATCTATCCAATAGAGCTTATTCATTCCAATTAAAGGATGAAGGAATTGATAATGGTACATATGGTGAAGCTTGTACTGGATATAAGATTGCTTTCGGTAGACATAATATTGCTAGTAAGACGGCTGGAGAATTTGAAATAACATATAAAGATGATAGAGAATATCATATTTATAGATTGCATAAATTATGGGTAGATTATATATCTGGAGTATATCAAGGATCATTTGTACCTAAGGAAAAATATATTAAAGAGAAGATGATTGATTATGCAACTGCTGTATATTATATTCAGACAGCAGAAGATGGTGAGACAGTAATCTTCTGGAGTAAATATTATGGTGTATTTCCAGTTAGTATGCCATCATCAGGTATGGGATGGGCTGGTGGAATGGATGATGTTAAGAATGAGGCTACGATAAGTTATCAATATTCATTTAAAGAGGATTTTAATCCATTATCATTAGTAGAGTTTAATATGAATAGTGAACAGGGTAACTATACTTATGTACCAACATTCAATGTCAATACATATTCTCCAACTAGTACATGGGTTGGTGCACCATTTATTGAGACATTTAATAATTCAACATTAACTCCATATACATTTAAATTGAGATTTAGACCAAAGCAGTTAACTACAACTGGTACAGTTAAATCATCTCATAATTGGAGTGAATCATCTAGGGAGAGATCTAAGAATGATTACACTAAATCTAAAGCTGTATCTAATAAGAAGTCTACAGCTAAAACAGCACATAAGAAGCAATCATTATTATCCAAGCTAACTGGTAAAGGTAAGAAGAAAAAGAAATAGTGAAAGGATATTAGAATAATGGCTAAAATAAGAAATGATATCCCAGAAGTATTAGATAGAGATTATACAGATAATTTCTCTATTAAAGAATATGCTAGAAATACTCTAGTTCCAAAATACTTTGAGGGTGAAGATATCTCTGATCTAAATATAGGATTAACTGGTTATGTTACAGAATTGATCTCTGATGGATTAGAAGATACATTTAATACAGCATCTGCATTACATAATGAAATGTATCCTAATAGAGCTAAACTACCATCATCAATTATGTCATATGGATCAATCTTCCAAATCACTAATGGTATTTGCACACCAGCATCTTGTGAGTTCTTATTGGTTATGAGTGAGAAATATGTCATAGATAATTTCCAAGATATTAATAATCAGAATTTATTCTATATAGATAAAGATACTAAGATACTGGTAGAAGATTTAATTTTTTCATTAGACTATGATATTGTGATTAAAGGTGTATGGAAAGAAGCTATTAAATCATACATTTATTCAGCTCAATATGATATCACTAAATTCCGTAATAGTATTAGTGATATCACTAATCCGTATATTAAATTAAATAAATCAAATAATGGATATATTGCAATTTTAGTTAAAGCTCATCAAGTACAACGAGTAAATGAATATGAGCATATTATAAATAATACTAAGATCAATCTACCAAATTTCTCTGTTAATTATGATAAGCAATTAGGTGGATTTGATATCTTATATAAAGGAGCTACTGATGTAGATTATTCTACACAATTACAGAAGTTAATGAAGTACTCATCTCCATTAAAAGTACCATTCTGTTATTACTCAATTAATGAGGATAAGAGATTAGATATTTTATTTAGTAATAGGGATAACTACTTCCAACCAGATTACAATAGTGAATGTAAAATCATTATGTATCTGACAGATGGTAAGAAAGGTAATTTTGAAGTATATACTGGAAAAGACGTTTCTGTTATTACTACATCTGAAAGATTCCCATATAATGATAATTTCTTCTTAGTAGCTAAAGTTATGAGTCCATCAACTGGTGGAACTGATGTTAGATCATTAGAAGAAGTGCAAGCATTAACTGTTGAAGGATTTAGAACTGCTACAGTATATTCTACAGATAATGACTTAGAAGAATACTTCTCTAATTATAAATATAGATTTGGTAATGAGTGTATTTTTATTAAAAAGAGAGATGATCTAGTAGATAGATTATATAGTGGATTTTTAATTATTAGAAAAGATGATTTCATCTATCCAACTAATACTATGTATATTAATGCTAACTTATTCCAGTTTAAACACAGTGTAGGAACAGAGAAATTTACATTGGAACCTGGAACACTGTTTACATACGATAGTAGTAATGACTATGCTAAGATAATTAAAGATGATACAGTTACTGTACACACATATACTGAATATAATCAATGGTTAGCAGATAATCATAAAACACAACATGATATTTCATATTATGAATATCTAACTAACTTAGGTGATAGTAATTTAACAGGAAATGTATTTAATCAGACATTAGTAGATTCATCTAAGACTACTAATCAGTTTTTATACTTTAATCCATTCTTAGTATCAGTATCAAGAAGACCTAACTTAGTTGGATTATATCTAACAGTAGTTAATCAAAATTCTGTAGTTGATTTCACAGATCAGAACTTAGATATGTTTGAGCAATTCCTAGTAACTAATCTAACAGTAAATAGAGGATTTACTAAAGAAAAGAAATATCATATAGAGACTGCAACTATTCCTTCTTCAAATATTCCTAGTGAAGAAAAACCAGTTAAAGTATTTGGACCAACAGCAGATTTAACTCAGAATAATCTAAGAGTAGTATTAACTATAAATGGTACAACTGGTGAAGAAGTTTGTGTTGCAGAAATGATTCCAACTTTTGCTGGTAATTCTAATGATTACCATTTTGCTGTAGATATAGAAACTGATGACCACACAGATGATGCAAGATTTAGATTAACTAAAGGAGTAACTGGAATTGTAAATAATTGGGATAATCTAATTCCTATGGAAGCTGTATGTCATATCTATGTATTATATAAGAATACTACTGGTAATAATAGATTCTCACAATATATTCCAACATTATCAGGATACTCTTGGACTAATCACTATACAACAACAGTAGATCCTATTACATTCATTAAACCACTTAATATGATTAAATCAAATCTTATATTTAAAGATTATAGATTAGGATCTAACTCTATGAGTGATGTGTCTATTTCATCTATACCATTATTAGGTGTTGAAGTATTATCTGATAAAGAAAGATTTGATTGGTTTGTGAAGACATTCTCCGACCAGTATAAGAACTTAGAGAAAGCAGTAGATTATCTTAAGACTTCTACACATATTGATTTGAAGTTCTATAACACCTATGGAAAATCTAAGAACTTCATTATTGGTGATGAAGTAGATGGTGAGAGAATTATTGATACTATCAATATCAAGATTAAGTACACAATATGGTTAAAGACTGGTACTGATAAAATAAAAGCTAGAGAAGATTTAAAGCATTTTATTAAAGACTATATTGAAGCAGTAAATACAGATGGTACTAATAGTTTTTATAATTCTAATCTAATTAAAGCTATAGAGAATAAATTTGTATATGTACATCACATCAAATTTATGGGTATTAACAACTATGATACGAATTATCAGTCGGTTAAAAATGTTACTATAGATATGGATAAAATGACTAAAGATGCTAGAGTTAAATACGTACCAGAAATTCTAGTAGCTAATCTTGATAATATTGATTTAACATTTATGACAACTTAATATGAATAATTTTAATAATGGTAGATATATGGTTCAATTCATATATCTACCATGTAACTTGTATATAACTAATATAAGAAAGGAATGAGATAACTATATGTCATATATTGGTGCTATTCAAAAAACAACTAAAGAATTTAAGAAGTGGGTAAATTACACTGAGAAGAATTCTATGAATGATTTGAAAGGCAAAAACATTGATAATCCT